GGTGATCGCTGTTTCAACACCGAAGAGATTGACGCCATCGCGAGGGTACTTGGCTGCGATCCACTCCTCATCCTTGAGAAGGACGCACTGAGCTGAGAGCGGGTTGGAAAATAGCCGCTTTGCCTTACGGGAGTAGGGCTGAGCGGCTTTTTTTCGTTTTAACCAGTTTTAACGGTTTTTAACCTGTTTTTACGGAAAATGTGGGCAAAATGTGGGCAGAAATCGAGCCCGCGAAGCCCTCTGCCACAACGCGAAATCGGCCCCGTCCGGCAGCAGTCAAGCTCTGTGCGAGCTGTCTGCGATGCCGGACGGGGCCGAACTATGTGTGGTTATGCGGCGCGGTCGAGGCGTTGTTTGATGGCGCTGACGCCGATGAGCGCGCCGGCGAGGATGCCGAGCGCGTTGAGCGTGGTCACTATCGCGTCCACGTGAGTCCAACCCCATGCGGGGCCGACCGTGTTGACGAACAGGGCGAGTGCGGGCAGGACGATGAGGCCGAGCCATTTGAGGATGTCGTAGACGCGGCTGGGGATGAGCCAGTCTGGCACGATGTCGGTGGATGCCGGTGTATCGGTTGGATTGTCGGTCATGTTTGCTCCGATCGTAAAAATAATGGTGATGCCGTCACCCGGTCAAGCGGGTGGCGGCATCTGTTGAGTCTCAGCGGCAGGTCACCACGTCGCCCACATAGTAGACGTTGATGTTGCCGGAGGGTACGGTGCAGCGGCTGACGCTGTAACCGTGCGCGGTGGCGAAATCCCACACGGTGTCGCCCCATTGGAGGACCTTGGAGACCCCGTCGGACGGTGCGGGGGCGGAGCCCCCGCCGTAGGTGACGACGTCGCCCACGTAGTAGCGGTTGATATCACCGGAAGGCGTGTGCCATGCGGACAACGGCCATGCGTTGTGGGCTACGGCGAGTCCCCAGATGGTTTCTCCCCATTGCATGACGTGGCTGATGCCACCCGTGTTGGTGTTGGCCGGGGGAGTGCTCGGCTGCACGGGCGCGGGCGTTGCCGGGGCCGGGGCTGTGGAGCCGGTGGGATTGGCGTACAAATCCCACTGCCATGCCTCGCCACGGAAAATGTTGAGGTCAATCGGACTCCACGTGTTGACCACGCCGGTACCACTGTACTGTCGCATGGCCTCGCCGTATGCGCCTATCATCCACGGGTTGGCCTGGTAGCCGGTCGGGCTCATGTTCGCGTACTGCGCGATCCACAAACCGTAGTTGGCGCGGATGTCGCCGGGGATGGTGCCGGCCACGGGGCCGGTGTAGAGCAGCGGCTTGACGCCGCCCGAGAGCCGTTCGCATTCCGCCATGAAGCGGCGTACCCAGTCCCAGTTGCCCCATGCGGGGTTATCGTCCATCTCCCAGTCGAGCGCCACGATGCCGTGACGCCAATAGTTCGACGTGTTGCGATAGAAGAATTGGGCTTCCGCCTCCGGGTTGCCGCCCATCGCGTAGTGATACAAACCGAATTTCTTGCCGGATGCCTGCGCCTGGTAGATCATGCGGTTGGCGTCGGTGTTCACGCCGGACACGAGGCAGTTGTTGTTGACTTGCCCGGTGCCCCATGTGGTGCCGACCACGATAAAATCGGCCTGCATGTTGTACACGTCCGCGCCGCACTGCCAGTTGCTCATGTCCACGCCCTGCATGTCCGCGTGCGCGGTCGCCGGAAGCAGCATCATGCACACGGCGGCGGCCAGCGCGGTACCCTTGGCGAGCAGACGCTTCCACAACGGCTTGCCCTTGTTATTGACCAATGTTTTCCCCTTTCTCGGGATGGATTGTTGTTTGTGGCCCACGGTCGTGGGTCAGGATTATCGGGGCGCTATCGGCGCGGATTGGATGTCATTGTTGAGCGATGTCCCGTGGCCGTTGCCGCCCAGGCTGTGATAGCTGTCGTAGAGGCGTTGGGAGCGTGATTTGAGGTCCTCGTCCGCCACTCCGTCGTGCTCGATGACCATTTCGCGGCGCAGGTCCTCCAACTGGCACAGCAGGAGCTCGCGCAGCCCGTTGACCATGGCTTTGCCCCATCGCCACATCAGGCCCAAAACCGTGGCCACTCCGCCACAGATAAAAGGCACGAGCCAATCGACGACGTGAGTGAGCAAAGACATGGAAAAGCTCCTTTACGGTGGGTAAAACCCACACGTTCGTCCCCGTTGGATAGGCCAACGGGCGTGTGGGTTTTGGAGGTTGAAAATGCTGTTACAAGAGTTTTGGAACGGCCGGTTTTGGCCGCATTGCACGCGGAATCTGCGTGAGAGCACGCGCGTGGGCTACGAGTCCGCGTGGCGGCTGCATGTCATGCCATGCTTCGGCGGCATGGGTATGGACGCGATAAGCGTGGAGCTAGTGGACAAATGGCTTGCGAATTTCGACACTGCGGGAGCCGCACGCAAGGCATGGGCCGTATTGCGCGCGATACTCAGGCGGGCTATCCGCTGGAACCTGCTGGACGTGGACATCACGAGACGCGACATCCAACTGCCGGCCAAACCTCATTACGAGCCGACCATATTGACCCTCCGTCAGCAGCGCGCACTGTTGCAGGGCTTTTACGGCCATCCGCTTGAGGCGTGGCTTATCTGCGCCGTCTCATGCGGACTCCGCACCGAAGAGGGCTACGGGCTTGAATGGTCGGATATTGACCTGCGCTCAGGTGTCCTGCACGTGGAGCGTGGCCTGCAATGGGTGAGCGGGCATGAGGTCACAGTGCCGCCTAAAACCGAACTGTCCCGCCGCACACTCCCGTTGCCGCGCTTCGCCGTCAAACGATTGCGCGAAATCAAACCACGCGAAGGAGGCCGACTCATCGGCACCCTCACCCCGCCGCAAACCGCACGCCAATACGCGAGCTGGTGCAAACGGCATAACCTGCCGCACGTGCCCGCACGCAACCTGCGCCACTCATGGGCGACGAACACTCTGGCCGCCGGGGCTGACATCGCCATCGTGAGCAAAATGCTCGGCCACAGCGACATCAAAACCACCGCAAAGTACTACCTCAAACCGGATATCTCAGCCCTGCGAGACGCGCAACGCCTCTGGGAACGAGCCCTAATAGCCTGAACGGGATTCCCTAACCCCTGTCACGGGCCAAGTCAGGATACCGTACTCCGATAGGCATATCACTCTGGTTCGTGTCGGCCGTATTGTCACCGCCTGCGCGTATATCACGCTGACAAGCAATTTCAATCAGACCGGCAACACATCCGTCAACGAGACAATCCCGGAGGGTTTCAGACCGTCCGGCGATTCCCGCGCGGTCATGCGCGGCACCGACAACAGCGGTGCAATCAGTTTCTACCTTTACGGCACGCCGGAGGGGAAAATGGTGTTGAACGGCACCGGATGTACCGGCCGATTCGTCGGTATATCCGGCTGTTGGATTACCGCGTAGCTTTCCCTAACCCCACTGCCCACGTCCGTCCAATCAGGCGTGTTCATTGGGAGTTCCAACGAGAACGGCATTTGCGTCATCTCCTACCAATCTCCCAACGGCAAGGCGCCTGACGTAATTGTCGCCACCCCCGGGCCGTGGCCCTCGGACGACATGCGAGGCTTGGCCATAACCATTTGGGAGAATGGTGTGGACTCGGCACAAATGCGATTGATGGACACCCGTACTGGAGAGTTCGGCGCAAGATGGCCTGCAAGATTCTCATGGGTTGCGATATGGAACTAGCTTTCCCTAACCCGAATGCCGTATATTCTGTGCGGAGGCCATACCGTCACCACGAATGATGACGGCACATTCTACATCAACGTCCAATCCCCAAACGGGAAGAAAGCCGATTACGCGGCCTACACGATTGGGCCGTTCGGCACTGGTTTCGCCCAGGCCGGCGAGTGCACCGCACAACGTTGGGATACCAGCGACGTAAACCAGATACGCTTCCGCCTGTGGAACACCAAAGACAACCGCTGGTGCGGGAGGGTCGCGATATTCGGAAGCTGGATCGCAATCTGGAACAGGCAATAGTTTTCCCTAACCCACACCGATGTCACGACCCTCATCAGTGGCAATTACGGCACCGTTAAGGGCTATAGGTCCGGGCCGATGGTGACGTTGCGAATCGACTGGAAGTCGTCGGCCTCCGGCTCCTGGAACAGCGGCACGTTCGGCACTCTGCCCGAAGGATGGCGTCCCCCGATGGACTTGAACTTCTCCTACGGCGGACGCGACGGGGCCAACCAGAAGACCATCAACGTGAACGCCAACGGCACCATGACCTACAACAACCAGGGCGGCACGCAGGGCACGAACGCGTTCGGCATGACCGTCTCATACGCGCTATGACCCGTGGGGTCACTGCAAGACAGTGCAACCGCCTGAGCCAGTGTCCCGAAGCTATGCGGCGGGCATCGGGTCGGCGGTCCTCCATACGCCGGTGCATCCCGCGTACGCGCTGTTCGGATTGCCGAGCATCGTGACGGTGCCATTGGCCTCGCCGTAACAGATGAATGTCGTTTCACCACCGAAAACGGCCACGGGCGTATTGACGATGACGGGTCGATACCCTTCGGGGAGCTTCTCCTGAGCCTTCGTGTAATTGTTCTGCCCGCTACTGTTGAATTTTACGTTGCCACCCATGAAACAGATATCACCGATGCGCGTAAGCAAAATGCTGTCTCTGCTGTAAGGTACTCGCCACATCGTAGAACGCTGGGTTAGGGAATCCCACACATCCTCTAGGGGTTGGAGAACATTGACCAGTGTGTCAATCGATGTGATGGTGATGCCGTCGAGGTTGACGCGGCAGAGTGGCAGGTCGGAGACGATGGCCCCGCCGATGATGCTGCCGGTCTCGATGCCCGGATCCGCGGGCGTGCCCGAGCTGGGCACGCCCTTGATGGCTTCGAGGGTGACCGTCTCCACGCCGGTGCCTGAGTTCAACGCGTACCGGGCCACGATGAGATCGCGTCGTTTTTGCCCTTGCGAGCCGGATTGGATGTTCACGTCGGTCGGTGCGGCGATGTAGATCTGCCGGCCCTCGACCACGAGGTCCCATGCTGGGATGGTGATGTTGTTCGCATCCTTCGCCGTCGGTTTCATCGTCCAATTCCGGGTTTTCAAAATGTATCCGCTTCGACCGAGCATGGCGGCGTGCATGAGCGCGTCATGCTTCGATTCCACGTGCGGGTCGTCGCCGCCGTGCGAGCCGGTTACAAGCAGATTTGTTGCCATGATCACTTACCTTCCGCGTTGAGGGACTTGTTGAGCCAGAGGTCATAATCCTTGTCCTGATTTTCGGCCAACTGTAGGTACTGCTGGTAGTCGGATTCGCAAAAAAGGATTTTCCTCTGGTTGCCGTTGCGGTCGACGCGCGTGACCTCGTGCCAGTTGGGGCTGGCCGTCGCGTTGGGCAACACGTATTCCTTGTTGACGCACGAAGGCCGATCACAGGAGTAGAGGGTGATGTTGGGCTGTTTCGGCATGATGCTCCTTTAGTCTTGTTCATCGGGCCAACTGTATTGGCCGGCTTCGTATCGGATGGTTGGTGTGCCGTTGGCGAGTTTGACGGTGATGCGCACGATGGGGCTGTCCACGCTGACGCCGGTCAGCGCATCGTAGGCGCGCACATGGTCGTCGATATGCAGGCCAAGGTTCTCGGGGATCGTCAAATCGACGGTGCCCTGTTTCCACATGTCCTTGAGCTTGTCCCTGGTCTGGTCGGACAATTCGGCGCCTTCGGAGGATGTGAGCTCGTAGATCTGAGCTATCTCCCGGTCGCCGGTCAGAGTCTGGGTCTGGGAGATGTTGCCGGACGCATCCGCATACCAGTCGCTGCGCGCCCTGTTGCGCAGCTGGCCTTTGCCCAGGCCCGTGAGGTGGTTGACTTGGGTCCAGATGCGTTGCGCCTCGAAACTGATGCGCTGGTCGCTGTCCGCGTCGCCGTACGTGTCGGCGGCGACCGCGCGAATCCGGCAGCGTCCAGCGGTGTAGGTCAGGTCGAGTCTGGCTCCCTGCGCGGTGAGCATCATGCGCAACCCGTCCCACGCGGTAATGTACCGGCGGAACGAATAGTTGCTGAGGGTGATGCCGCTCGTTTCCGAGGGCACGTCGAACACCGTGGACAGTCCGATCCGGCTGATTATCGTGCGGATGATGCTGTTGGCGTCGCCGGAGACCGTGAGCCGGTCGGTGCCGGGGTCGGGTTGGAGGATCTTGCCTGCGAGCAAACCGTGCCATGTGCGGCCGGTGAGCGTATACAGGGCATGCCCGTCATCCACAGTGATACGCACCGCGTCGACGCGGCCTCCGAACTCGGTGCCTTCCGCCCCGATGTAGCAGCCGTCGGAGAGCAGCAGTCCGGGGGTGGAGTGAGTGAGTTCGAAATCATTCTGCTCGTCGCCGTACTGCAGGTCGAGTGCGGGGGAGACGAGTTCGCCTTGTGGCACGTGAGCGGTATTGGTCCAGATCAGGTCCATGGCAGTCCCGTCTGCTCCAACCAGTACTCCACGTCGAACCCGAACGATTCATCCCATGAGACCTGCTGCAGTCCCGGCGGGAGGGTGGCGAACGCGTATTCGTTGGAGGCCTGGTCGCGATGCGTTTTGTCGAACACGTTGGTGATGTCGCCGTTGGCGGCGACCATCACGGCCGTGCGTGGTGAGCCGGTGCCGTCGATGATGAGGTAGCCGCCGGATGGGACGCTCACGTCGGCTATCACCTTGTTGCCGCCGATGATGATGCTCGGCGTAGAGACCGGCCCGTAAATGGTGAGCCTCATCCGCGAGGGCAGGGCGGATTGGTTGTCGATGCTGCTGACGTTGCGGGTCGGCGCGTAATCGTAGCGATAGTCGTAGGGATAGTCCTTGCCTCTGTTGTAGCGGGTCGTCGACCGGCTGAAGCTCTGCCTGACCGGTTTGTGCCACACCCCGTCAAGCAAGGCGACCGTGAAATCGCCGCGCACGAGCAGGGGTGACGTGTAGTCAGGTTCGTGGCCGACCACGAGGCAGGTCTGTGACCATCCGTCCACCGTGATGACGCCGGGTTTCGCGGCATCGTTGAGGTAGGCGTACATGTCCGCGTCGAACAGTTCCTCGGCCTTTTCGAGCGCCGGGATACCGTAGACGAGCCCGGTGACCTTGACGGTCTTCGCGGGCCGCGTGGCATGCAATGACCGGTAGCCGAGCTCGAACTCCCACGTGCGGGTGCGTAGCTCCAGGATCTGTCCGCACATGATTCCCTCCGGGTCGGCGAGATCAATCACGGTTCCGGCGCGGTTTGACGTGTAGGTGAGCGTGTGCATCATGTGCGCAAAACCTCCTTGGTGAGCCGCTGTAAGTCGCGTTTGCCGAGTTGCGGGGCATACGCGCTGATGATTGGGCCGATCTGCTCGCGGAAGGAACGTATCTCCTCGATGACGCCGCTCACGTCGATATCCCGGCCGGAGAACGATTCCTTGGGTATCTGCCGGCGGTTCATGGCCGCGTATGTGTCGGCGCCATAATATGCGACGGATTTCACATTGGACACGAATTCGCCACTCTTGACTCGCGCGTTCGCCAACGTGATGTTGTCGCCGCCCGTGATGCTCGCCTTGCCTGGCAGGAGGCCCTCGATGACACTGCCGCCAGTGGCGTAGCCGCGCATCGAAACCCCATAACCGGTGAACAGGCCGCCGGTCTTACCGGTGGGGATATTGCCCATCGCACCGGCCGGACGATAACCACTGGACGAATACGTGCCGCCTGAATCATCGACGTAGCTGCCATGGATGGTGAAGTACTTGTCCGCGATCTGCGTGTTGTTCAGATTGGTGATGACGCTCATGGCCTGACCGTCATCCGCGTAGATCATGCCGGTATGCGGGTCGATGGTCCAGCCGTTCGCTTCGGCTATCTTCTTCCAATAGTCGCTGTTGTCACCCATCAGATGACCGGTCTTCGGATCGATCGTCGCTCCGTTCGCCAATGCGAGGGCGGTGTCGTACTGGCTTTTGTCCATGGTGATGACACCGGTGTGCGGATCCACTTCGACGCCGTTGACCGCCTCGATGGCGGCGAGTGCCTGTGTGTTGTCGCCGTCGATTTTGATTTCGCCGTTAGGAAGTTTCGCCACCGTCATGCCGAGGTCGGTCAGGCTGTTCTTGGCCGGTTCGGTGTGGGCGTTCACGTCGATGGCTTTGGATCCGGGGATGCTGTTGACGCTGGTGGCGAGCTGGTCGAACTTGTCCTTGGTCAGGCCGGCGGCGTTGGCTGCGGCTTCTGCGGCTTCCGGGGTCATGCCCATCGCATGTGCAGCTGCGATGTATTTCTCGCGTGCCAGGTCAAGGGTGCCGTTGACCGCTTCGAGTCCTTCGCCGTTGCGTGACTGGGCTTCCGCCGCCTTCAACGCGGATTCGGCGAGATCGTTCAACGCGCTCTGGTTGGCTCGTCCCTGTTCGGTGTTCAGGTCGAGCGTCTGCCCGTTCTTCTGCACGCTTTCGGTCGCCTTGTCGAACGAGTCATGCATGGAGATGAGCGCGTTGGAGCTGGAGAGCGCGAAACCGTAGTAGGTTCCGAGCGCGTCAATGACCTCGCCCAAGGCGGTGGCCTGCTCGTTGATGCCGTCGGTGGTCGCTCCCAAACCATCCTGAAGGATAGATTGGGCGTCAGCTGATTCCTGCGTGGCGTCCGCGTTCGCCGACTGCGCGTCGACCAATCCGGACGTGGCCAGCGTCTGCGCCAGTTTCTCCTGTGCGGCGGCCTTCGAGTTGGCCGCGTCCTCCTTGGCCGCTGCGGCTGATTTCTCGAAGATCTCCTGCTGTTCGCTCAGTACGCCGTAGGCAACGTTGGAGGTGCGGTCCCACATCTGGTTGATGCCGCCGAGCGAGTCACGGTAGCTGTCGGCCTGTTCGCGGACTCGCAGAATCGCTTCGGGCTCGCCTTGTATGGCCTTGATGTAGGTGCTGTGGGCGATGCCGATCTTGTCGAGTGCTTCTCGCACATTGTCGTAGCCGGAGGTCCAACGGCTGAATATGTCGGCCGTGTAGCGTGACGAATCGCTTTCGGAGAGCGCCTTGTTGAAGTATTCGGCGGCGCTTTGTCCGCTCTGCAACGCCTGGGTGAGTTCGTCCACTCGTTGCGTGGCGGCCTGCTGATCCTGCGCGAAAGCGAACAACGCGAGTCCTGCGGCGGTGATGGCCATGCCCCATGGTCCGCCCAGCAACGATACTATGCCGCTTCCCAGGTTTTTGAAACCGGCCATAATGCCTTGGGAACGACTGATAGTGGTGCCAAACGTGTTTATCTGAGATTCTGCACTGCCGAAAGTTGCGCCCCATGTCTGGAACGCTGACGCGATTCCGGAGCCGAGGCCTATGAGCCTTTGCCCTGGGTCGGCAATCAATCCGAGGGTTTGCGCAAGCTGGCTGCTGCTAGAGTTCAGCGGCCCCATCGCTTTGTGGACTGCGACACTGCCTCCAACCAGAGCCGCCATCAGCACTATGGACTGCTGTACGGGCGCAGGCAATGACGCGAAACCGTCAACAAGGGTGTCGAGTGTCTGCACGAGGGAGCGCAATGGTCCCTGACCTCCCTCGCCCAAAGAGATCATGAGGGATTCGAAAGAGCCGCTCAGATTCTCCAGATCGCCTTTCAGGTTGTCGTTCTTCTTGGCGGCGAGGTCCGCGGCGTAGCCGGATTGGCTGACGGCTTTCGTCCAGTCGTCGATGCCTTCCGCGCCCTGCTCGTAGAGCACGTTCGCGGCTCGCACCGCGTCGGCTCCGAAGATGGTGTTGAGCGCGGCATTGCGTTCCTGTTGACTCAGGCCGCTCAAACCGTTCTGCAATTGGCCTGCGGCACCGGCAAGGCCGATGAACTTGCCATTGGCGTCGTACACGTTGATGCCGAGCTCGTCCATGAGGGTCTGCGCCTTGTCGGTGGGGCTGGCCAGTCGTTGGAGCATGGTCTTGAGGCTGGTGCCCGCGTCACTGCCTATCATGCCGGCGTTGGCGAACGCGGCGAGCGTGCCGGTGGTCTCCTGCATGCTGACGCCCATGCTGTTGGCCACCAGACCCGCCTGATTCAATGCGAGGCCGAGGTCATGGGCGGAACCGACGGCCTTGCCTGCGCCGGCCGCCAGCGCGTCGGCCACCTGAGTGGATTCGGCGCCCGTCAGGTTGAACTGTTTGAGGGTGGTGGCCATGAGTTCGGCGGCGTCGCCTACGGCCATGCCGTCGGACGCTGCGAGGTTCAATGCGCCGCTCAAACCGCCGGAGAGAATATCCGAGGTCGATAGGCCGGCTTTGCCGAGTTCGTTGATGGCGTCGGCGGATTCGGTGGCCGAGTATATGGTGTCGGCGCCGGCGTCGATGGCGGCCTGACGGAGCTGATTCATCTCATCTGCGCTGGCTCCGGTGTTGGCCTGCACCGTCGACATGCTGGCGTCGAAGTCCGCCGCCATCCTGACAGCGGCCACGCCCAGCGCGGTGGCGGCGACACCGGCCGCCGCGATGCCGGTGGTGATGAGCTTCGATTTGCCTCCGGCGGCTTCCATGGTGGTCGCGGTCTTCTGGCTTTCGCCGGACACTTTGGCCATGCCGGCGGTGAAATTGCTGGTGTCCGCGAGCAGGCGGACGGTGATGTTGCGGTTCAGGCCACCGGCCATGGCATATCCTCCTGTCGGATCATCGTGGGTTGATGCCCACGGTCAGTGAGTCAAGTTTCGTGGCGGATTCCGCGGAATGGTCCTTGCGGTATTCTTCGAGCCCGATGCGGCGCATCAGGTCGATCTGACAGACGCCGACCTCGCTCGCGTATTTGGTGGGGGCCAGCTCGTCGTGGCATATGCTGACGGGCATCCCGCAGCGCGGACACAGCGTGCGCTCGTATTCGTCGAGTGCGAGCATCCATTCGCGTTCGGTCGCATCCCATTCGGTTTCCGGCGTGTAGCCGGTGATGCGCCTATGCCCGTCCCTTTCCACCCGATACGACGGTTCCCAGCCGAGCCAACGCTTGTAGCTGATGCCGAGCTTCTGGCAGATTCGCAGTTCCCTTACTGTCTGCGGATTATCCGCGAGGCTGATTCGAGTGCGTCTTTTGGGTCGATGAGCTTCGCATTCAGGTCACGGATCGCGTACCAGATGGGGCTGATCTGGCCGTCGGACAGTTCGGTCATGACGTTGGCCAGCTCTTCCACGGGGGTTTCCGGCACGGTCTTCCTGACCATGAGTCTGACGGCGTCGGCGCAGATGTCCTCGATGTGTTGTTTCGGTACGCCGTTCTCGGTGACGGTGTTCGCCTCGAGTACCTGACGCCACTGGGAGAGCGGCAGCGCCTCCAGGGTGATGCGGACGGTGTCGTCCTTCACCTCGTCGCGCAGCCTGTCGATTTGTTCGGCGATGCGTTTGGCGGCGGCGTTGCCGCCCTCGGTCACATGCTGCGCCATGGCGCGTTCCAGGTCTGCTCCCAATGCGGCGACCTGTTCGGCCTTCTCCTGATCCAATATGAGGTCGACGTCCACGCGCTTGCGCTTCACTTCCAAAGCCATGATTATCCCTTTCTGAAAGTCTGAAAACCTTTCTGAGAGAGAGAAGAGAGAATGCCTGTGCGGGGCCAGAAAGGCTTAGAATCCCCGCACGGAAGAACTTGTCAGGCTGCGGTCAGCACGGCGGTCTCGGACTCCCAGCCGGGAGCCTGAGCGAACAGCGGGATCTGACTGCGGATCATGGTGTTCGCATCCGGGTTGATGACCTTCTTTTCGCCGCACTTCACGCTCACGACGGTGAGCTTCTGGCCGGAGGCCAATGGCGCGTCGGTGGCCATGCCGCGGCGACGCACGATATAGCCGGACGCGCCCTCGTGCATGAGGGTGACGGCCTCGTTCTGTTCCTTGTGCTCCGTGTTCGTGTTGTCGATGACCTCGATGCTGATGTCGCCGGCGCTCTTGCGGCCGGGGGCCCCGAAGTCCTGCACGGTGTTCTCGCGCTGGTCGGACACGGTGTCCTGCGACGGGTCGAAGCTCCAGCCGCCAAGCATGACGTAGTTCGAGATGTCGGTGCCGGCCTCGAGCTCGATGATGGTCGGGGCCTTGATGTTCTTAATCGCCGGCACCCAGATGGTGGTGATGTTGCCCTCGGCACTGGTGCCGGGAATCTCTGTACCCAGTTTCAGGGTCATGATGCGCTCCTTAAAGCAAAAAGCCACCCCCCGTATGGGGTGGCGTTGAAGGCTTTTGGTAAATGATTGGTTGATTACGGTCGGCTCCACGTGAAGCGGAACCTCAGGACGCGCACCTGGTAGCGGCGCGCGGTGTCGTCGGCGGTCAGACCGGCCGGGTATGCGCCGGAATCCTCGTACAGGGTGAGCTGTCCGACCGTGTAGCCCGGCGGCCGGGTGGGGGAGCGGTTCGCCAACGCGGGGATCAGCATGTCGTCGCACCAGATGTTCACGCTGTCGGCGGTGGTGCTGACGGCGCGAACCTCCAGCAGGGCGGAGTGGGCGGTGAACCGCATCGTCTCCGCCGCCACATGACGGTCGGTGGAGACGTGCGCGATGATCCACGGCGGCATCTCCGACTCCAGCGGCTCCTCCTGCCTGTACACCTTCACGCCGGACGGCATGGAGGGCAGCAGGTCGAGAACCGCATTGGTCAAGTCCATGACGCTCATAATCCGATGGCTCCTATCAGCATGTCGTCGGCCGCGTCTCCCACGTATTCGGCGAGCGTGGGCAATTCCTGTTCGGCGAACTGGTAAAACCAGTGGGTTCCGCCGCCTTTCGCGGTGCCGAAGAACGCGATGTTGGCCAAGTCGGAAGCTCCGCCGTCGCGGGGGCTCACATCCGCATAAATGGTGGTGCCGGTGCTGCCCATTTCGTAGCCGATGCCGATACGGCTGATCGCGTAGTTCGATGATGTCTGCAGGTCGGAGATGACGCCTTCCTTGACGTTTTGCGCGCCCTTCTTCACCGCCTGCGCGACCTTGACCGAAGCCATGGCGTGCGCTGCGGCGACCCTGCGGCCGAAAGCGGTCAGCTCCGAAGCGTCGACTGTCACGTCACTCATTGCTGTTGCCCACCTCCTTCACGTTCCACCGGCATGCGGTGGAGTGTGTCTTCTCGGACTGCATGTTCAACAACCGGAGTTTCCTGCCCTTGAGATTCGGGTCGGCGGCTTCGGTTATCTCGCACACGTCGCCCGGCAATAAACCCGTGGTGCCGTAGGGGAAATGCACGTACATGCTCCACACGGGGGTGACGGCACCCAACGCTTCGACGATGCCGCCCTCCGTGTTCTCGGCGGCCAGACCGCCCGAGGTCTGCACCTTGCACTTGCCCTCATACACGGTGTTCGCGGCCGGTTCCACCAGTCCCGTTTCGGGGTCGGTGACCGGTTTGCCCATATGGGTGACGCGGCATTGGTCGGTCATCAATGATTCGGCGAGCTGTCGGCCTCGGTTGAGGATGTGCTGCACGTTCATCGGAACACCCCTATGGCGATGCCTCGCATGCCGAACCTGTTGCGGAGGGCTCGTTTCGTGCCCTCGGGCAGTTCGAGTGCGTCGATGATCTCGGAGTCGCCCTGACGGTAGCCGATCTGCACGTCGTCGATTCGTGCGTACGATTCGTCGCGGTGAGCGCCGGGGCCGCCGTTCGACTGCTGGACGAGTCCGGCTGCGACCATGCTGCACACGAGGCGCACGATGTCCGGGGGGATCGGGTCATAGCCGGCGAGCATGGTGACGGTGATGGAGCGGGGGACCATGTTCGGCAGGCTCCACAGGCTTTCCCTGTACAGCGCGTTGCCGAGCAGTTTCCAATCACCGGTCTGCTCGCCGTCCATGAGCACGCGGCTCACGGAAATCACGGGGCGCATGGGCAGGTCGAGCCTGCGTGAGGTTTCGCCGGGGATGGTCACCGTGTATTCGCCGCGTGTGATGGGGCAGCCGGCGGCGTCGCGCACCGCTGCGGAAACCGATTCGAGCAGCTTGCCCGCGAGCTTTTCGTCCGCGTATTCGATGCCGTATGAATCAAGGTCCTTGATCGTTGCCAGCGTGTCCATGAGCCCCCCTTATGCGGTTATTCGGCTTCGCCCACGTAGGGCATGGCCTCATAGCTGCCGGCCATCACTTGCCCACCTTGAAGTGTACGGTGGCCAGCGCTTCGGGGCGCACGACCTTCGCGCCGTACAGGTGCAGCCCCTTGACGATGTCGTCGAAGCCCTTCTCCTTGCGGGTGGCCTCGACCTTGGCGATCTGCTCCGCGAACGTGGTGGCCGCGTTGGTGCCGGCGATGATGACGTTGCCCTCATCGGTCTGAGCCGAGGCAGAGCCGCCCTTGGCTGCGGGAGCGTTGTTGGACTTGAGGATGGTCATGCCCGCGGCCTCACCGACCACGCCGTTGAGCAGCGTGGAATGAGCGGACTCGGCGCCAGCGACGAAACGGCTGTCCTTGCGCAGCAGACCGTAGAAGTCCGGGGTGACGATGACCCAACGGCCCGCGTCTGGCACGTTCTGCTTGTCCAATGCGGTGGCCAGATCCACGATGGTGTCGTACGCCTTGGTGGCGGTGGCGCCGGAAATCGGGTCGAGCTTGCTCTTCGCGCCGGCTGCCATCAGGCCGGCCAGGTACTGGTCGGTCAGGTCGCGCAGCTTGTAGGCGGCGTCCCGGGAATATGCGGCGGTCAGGTTGTTCATGGCCTGGCGCTTCTCCACGTCGTCGATTTCGAACGCGAAGTACTTGCTCTGGTTGATGACGAGTTCGCCGGCGTCCTTGTCGGTGGCCGGTTCGATGGTGATGTCGGTGTGGGCCGTGTAGTCGCCGATGCTGATGTGCGCGATGCCGGTGATGTGCACGGTGTCGCCGTAGTTGGCGATGTCGCCCTCGTAGTCGCGGTTCACTGCGGAACCGTAGACGAGGTTCTTCTGGAGTTCCAGCAGGATGTTGGCGCTCCACAGTTCGGGGATGAAATTGGTGATGGCCATTTAAGGCCTCCTTCTGTTTAGTTGGCTCCGAGCAGGTCCTTCAGTCGTCCGTCCTGTTGGGCTTTGACGATTTCTGCGGGGCTCATGGTTTTCAGGTCGTCTCGGGTGAGCTGACCCTGATGGCGGTCGCCGTCCCGTGTTCCGCTGGGCGGCGTGATGTTCGCGCCCGAGGGCGCTTGCTCGGCTTTCCCGAGATAAGGTTTCTGTTCCAGCAGTTCGCCGATGGAGTCGGCGATGGCCTGCGTGTCCACGCCGCCGTCATCCGTGACGGTGAATTTGGACAGGTCGAGGTAGCGCAGGGCGTCGGCCGGGTCGGTGAGCTTGCCGCTGGCTGCGGCGCGGACTTCGGCCTTGAGGATGCGCTGGTTGGCGGCGGCAAGGGCCTCGTCCTTGACGGCCTGCTCCTTCCGGGCGGCCTCGTATTCGGCCTCCTTGCCCTGCAGGGCGGCGATCTGTTTTTCGAGTTCGTCTACCTTGTCGGCCTTGGCGTAGGCTTCGTTCAGTTTCTTTTCGAGGTCGCGGTTGACTTTCCGCTGGCCCTCGAACTTCGACTGCCAATCCTCGCCGCCGGTGTTCTCCGGCTTCTTGGCCTTGTTGTCGCCTGTCTGCTGGTTCTGGTTTGCGGGATCCATGTTCTTCCTTTCGATTCGCTGGATCATTGCTGGAAAATCTGGCCGCCGGAGGTGACCCATCGGCGGTATTCGCGTTCGCACTGGGCCGCGATTTCGGGGGTGAGGGGCATGCGGCCATCGTTGGGGTTGCGTCCCTCCAATACGGCCTCGTAGCGGAGCTTCGCGGTCTGAACGCGCTTCTCGGCGGCGGTCAACAGTTCGACGCGCCCCTGCCGGTACGTGTTGTCGTGCAGCCACATGCCCTTGCGGATCTCGGGCACCTTGCCGCGCCAGTCGTTGTCCACGAAATATCCGTTGGCCTTCAACGCGGCTATGGTCTTCTCCCGGTCGCCTCCGGTCAGCGAGTAGATGCCGTCGATGGACAGGCGGCGTTTCATCCTCCGTCCGGACTGTTGCGCGTATTGCATGCTGGCCCACCCGTATCGGGTGGTGCCCTCGCTGGTGGTCAACGCCGTATAGCCTTTGCCCACCTTCCGCATGCCGCGTTTCGAGTTGACGACCTGGTAGATGTCGGCCCCGTCGCGGATGGCCTGGGCGTAGTTCGTGCCGAAGCGTTTGTCCTGCTCCTCATGGGAGAGACTTTTGAAACCCTCCATAGGGCCGCTGATCCATCCCTGCTGTTTGGCCATGCTCTGGCTGCAGGGCACGTGGCGGCCGTGGCAGTGGGGGTGGCGCAGGAACCCCTCGTTGAATCGGAACCATTTGCCGGCCAATATCATGCACCTGTCGCAGCAGGTGGCGGATTCGACGCGGATGTAGCCGACCTTGGGACGGCTGGTGATGTCCAGTGACTCCGCCTGGCGGGCGGTGTCCATGACGGCCAGAGAGGTGAGCATTACCAGCAGGTTGCGTCCGTATTCCAACGCCTCCAATGAGGAGCTGCCGGTGCGTATCGCGTGCAGGGCTGCGAACACGGGGGATTGGAAGTAGGATGCGATGTCGAGGCCGGACGGTGCCCAACCGGCGAATGCGTTCGGGTTGGCCAAGGCGTGTGGCGTGATGTAGACGCCCTGTTCGGCGAGCATCATGCCGCTCGCGTCGATGGCCGTTTCGGCGGACTTGGTTTGGATCGTGGAGAACAGGGTGAGGAAGTCGCGGCTTATCGACTTCCACGACGCCTGGATGTTATTGGCGTCGACCCTGTTCCATGTTCTGCGAGCGGCCCTGTCCGCCGTCAGCTCCAACGTCGCCAGCCGTTTCTGGCTGTAGGCCAGCACCTGCGATTCGACCGCCATCAGCGCCTCCGATCTGCAGGGCACGGTTCAACGATTCGAGTTCGGGGTCGGCCATCTCGTCGGCGCGCATGCGCATGATGCGCTGCACCTCGTCCGAGCTTTGGCCCATCTGCTCCGCGACCCATTGGATCGGGAAGCCGAGCTGCTTGTACTTGAGCATCGCGTCCGCCATCAGCGTCTCGCTGCGATACTGCGGGGTCGCGAACTGCACCTTGGAGTCGGCGATGATGTCCGCCTCAGCCACGTCGTTCTCGTAGCGCATGGCGATGCTGCAGATGTCGCGGATGGGGGATTTCAGGAAGCTGATGCGTTCGATGGTCTTGGATACGAGGCCGGCTTCGGCGACCTCGTAGCCTGTGGCGGGAACCTCCGCGTTTGTCAGCAGGTAATGGCCGGGGGTGCGTGTTTCGGCGGCGATATGTTCCACGGCCTTCTCGATGACCGGGATGAACACGTTCAGGTTCGAGCTTGACCATTCGCCCAGGTTCACGTTGTCGCCGGTGAACTGGTAGATGCGCTCCAGCACCTGCTTGTCGAGTTCGATGGGCTTTTCGCCGACCTGCTGTCCCTCCTCGTTGTAGACGGGCTCGACGAGCGGGTCTCCGCCGAGGATGACTCGTGCCGGCAGTGAGGCGTAGTCCAATGCGTTCAGCAGGTAGGCCCATACGACGTTGACCGTGTCCTGCATCGATTCGACGTGCGCGATGTCGCTGATCGGCGCATTGTCCAATAGCATCTGGTTGCGGAACTCGCGCAGGGGGATCGTGTCCAGACCGGTGGGCTGAGGGTCATTCATCTTCCAGCCGTACACGTCGGGCGGCACGCGCTGGTCGGTCAGATCGAGCATCTTCTTGCGTTCCATGCTGACCGTCCAGCCGGGCAGCATGAGGGTGCCGTACTCCTTGTCGTCGCCCTGCTGGATGAGGAACCCGGCTGACGGCTGGCCGGTGCGCGCATCGTAGATGACTGCGGCGCTGTCCGGGTGCTCGAACGTGATGCGGGCCCTGCCGTCGACCTGCGTGACCAAAGCGAACGCGCGGCCCGTGGTGGTCATCATCAGCGCGGCTTCCTGAAGTCCGCGTTCGAAGTCGTTGCGGTCGAGGCATTTCATGATGCCGGTGCCGAGCTTCACGTCATCATAAGGGACGAAGCCCTTGAACTTGATGCGTTCCACTGGGGCCTGCGCCACGGGGAGGCACCAGTTGTCGGAGAAGTCGGAGAACCGGTCGCTCATGTAGCGCTTGAATTCCTTGGACGCGAACTTGAGCTTGCCGCGTTTGCCCAAGACGTAATCGGTGTGGGTGCCGATGCTGGGTCGACGGAACTGGATCTTATCGGCCAGTCGGTTCGCCAATGAGGACAGTTCCTGCTGGCTGTAGTCCATCAGTACCTCCTTCTGGTCGATGATCCGGTAAGCATGTAATTGTGTTTGCGAGCGCCCCAGCCGGCGGCTCGCGCGTCGCATGCGGCTTCGTGGGCGAGCACGCTGGTCACGGCGGCGTCTATTTTCCTGTTCTGTTGGGGTTTCGCCAGTCCGTAGCGTTCCAGGGTCTTGGCGACCTTTCGCGCGTTCATCATGTGGGTGCGGGTGATGGGGCAGCCGTCCTGCGTGATGCGGTGTGTGGTCAGGTCGGCTTCGAATCGGCGCAATGCCTCGTAGACGGCTCCGATGCGGGAGCTGCCCGACATGCTCCATGGCATGAATTTCTTCGGCCCGTAGGCGCGATCCCATGCTTCTATCTCCGATTCCCATGACAGTTCGTCGCGGAAGCCGGGGTCGCAGTAGGCGCGTTCGATTTTGTAGCGTTCGTTGAGTTCCGCCCATGCTGCGGATACCTCGGCGCGGGGGATGCGGCCGCCCCATTGTTTCGGGTTCCAGATGGTCGCACGCTGGTCGGGCCCGTATCGGGGTGTGAATATCAGCCCGTCGAGGGTCTCCATCTTGATGCATGTCCAGTCGTCGTTCTCCGAACCGTCGAAGCCCGCGCATACGCGCGTGCCTTTTGGCGGGTTCGGCAACCAGAGTTCATGCGCCGGCATAGCAGCTCTCCCACAGTCCGTCTTCGAGCCATGCGCCGCCGCCCTGCACCAGACGGTTCCCGAAGAACCGTTCCGCTTGGGTAGGGTCGGTCTTCATCAGCGCCTTGGCTTCCGATTCGATGGAGTTCAGGTCGACCCATGGTGAGCCGCGGTACACGTATTCGAGCATCTTCAACCGTTCGGATTTCAGGTTGAAGTCCAATGGGCGGCCGTCGCGGTGTCGCAATGATTTCGCGAGATCGGGGTTCCGGTAGAACACGAACACGTCGTCCTCGGCGTTCTCGAACACCTGCTGCGCGTAACTGTCCTCGCCCGGATCCCATGCGTTCGTCCACGCATGTGTGCGGCCGCCCATGCCGGCGGCTCCTCGGCGCTGCGTGGTGGCGACCGCTATCATGCCGTTCGATTTCGTGTACAGGCCGGCCTCGTCCTGTTCGGCGTCCGTGATCGGGTTGCCCAGACGGGATTTCGCTGAGGCGGTCACCACGTCGATGCGGTCCAGGTCCAAGGCGTCGGCCTCGCCTTCGCGCCCCGGCTGCAGTATGCGGATGAAGGTGTCCCTCACGCGCATGAGCTCCTTGAGCGGGCCCAGCAGGATCGTCGCCACGAGAGGACGGTAGATGTTGCGTACCTGTTCCTCGGAGTTGGCGGTCAGCTGGATGAGCGGCGACGGATGCCGACGGCCTTTCGGCTCGCCCGGATTGTATGGCCACTCCCAGCCGCACGGACAGCCGTTGTCGGCGCAACGGTACACGTCGCCTTCCTGTGCCCAGCCATCGAAGATGGTGGGCCCGCAGCCCTCGGCGGCGGTGAAGAACGCCGTGCATGGCCCCTTGCCCCATTTCTGCGGTCCGACGGTCAACGTCATTCGATAGGTGAACGCCTGATTGAGCACCATCGGATTGTCGACGGTGACTTCCTCGGGCGGCACATATGGGGCGTCCACGCGGATGCGCCAACGGTTCGCCGCCAGCCAGTACTGCCAGTCGGACAGCACCACCGGACGGCCTCGCAACGGGCCGTCAGGCTGCCGGCAGTGACGTTCGATCCACGCGCACACCAGATGCCCCAACGTGGGGAAGTCGATGAGCCATGAATCCTCGTCAGCCATTGCCGCTCATCCGACGCCGGTACACATGCCTCGTCTCGTCCATGGGAGAGCGTTCGGCGGCCGATTCCCGGTTCAGCTCCTTGGCCCTGCGGCGCGTGAACTCCGAATCGACTGGCTTCCGCTCGGCCTCCGCTTCGATCTTCCAGCCCAACGCCTGCAATCCGGCGGCGCTCATGCCGACGCGGTCGGAGATGCGCAGCAGCACGGTCAACGCCGTGGGTGCCGGCGCGATCTCGCATGCGGTGGAAAGCCGTGCGTACAACGCCAGTTCGTGAATCATCCACTTGAACTGGGGCAGATGCCAGGCGCGTGCCTGAGGCAGCTTCCACAGCCACTTCCACTTCTCCGCCTCAAGTTTGCGGACGCGCTCGTCATCGGCGGGCTCCAAGGGCCATTCCGGCGGCTTCATCCGGCACTCGGTGTTCGGCAGGCTCTGCAATGTGTATCCGAGTCTGCGGCTCTTCTCGCTGTTCGGGTCCTTGGCCGGCCCGGAGCGTACTCGTTTGCCTCCACTTGGCATGATGTTCACCTCTCGTCATGGCCTTGCGCCCTAGCGACAGATCGACGAGACCGCCCTCGCGGCGGCCCGCCAGCGATGTTTGAACCCTGCGCACCCGGCAGACAGCTCACCGGCGGTCCAAGCGGGGTGGTCGTCACCCCACCCCCCCCTGGGGGTGTTGCCGGCTGTTTTTGTCGTGATGCACAGTGTTCCTGTTTATTGTCTGGTGTTGAAGCCTGCTGGTCTTGTTTTGCCGGTTTTTACATCGTGGCATTGTTTGCATAGGCCTCGTCCGAACTTCGGGTCGTTGGGGTTGAGTCGCATGTCGATGAGTTCGGTTCTTTCGTATGGGTAATGGTCTGCGATTGTGCTTGGATTGCCGCAGAGTCCGTGGTGTTTGCCGCAGCCTCCGCGTCCGGAGTCGCCGGGGCATGTGCAGTATGGGTCTCGTGCGAGCACTTGCCTGCGGAATGATTGGTGCCCCTTGGTGCCGTAGGGGTTATGGCCTCGGGTACGGGCGCGGTCCCGCTGGGCCCGAGCGCAGGCGTCGCATTTGCGTGCCGGCGTCTCGATGAGGTTCGGGCATCCGGGTGTCGAGCAGACTCGCCAGCTCATGTATGCCTCGCAGTCATTGTGTCCGTTGGCGCGTCTTGGTGTCCCCGGCTTGCATATCTATAGTTATTGTGTTACTATAGATATGTCAGCAGAAAGGAGGTCCGATGAATCCAAAGGATTGGTTCGATGTCATCAACGGCATCATCGCCAACGTCCTCGCCGCGATAGCCATAATCATCGCAATCAGACGAAGACCGAAGCACAAGAAGTAAAACAGGTTCCGGCTAACCCTACTAGCCGGAACCTCCCCGCCAATCCTATCTCATCGGAAACACATCATGAGAACATCACTGATTTTCGGAATCGTGGCCCTGACGTTCGGAGCCATGGCCTTGGGCGGCGCGCTATCCGACAGCCCGATAGTATCTGGCGGCTTCGGTCTCGCGGCCGGAATCATGGGCCTTGCGGCCGGAATCATCAACGGCAAGGAAGGCAACAATGACGACTGAATACCTCGGCGTCAAACAGGTCGCCGAACGCCTCGGCATCACCAGCGGCGGCCTGCTCAACCTCAAACTCCCCGAACCCGACGCGACCATAGGCCGCACTCGGGGCTGGTTGCCTGAGACCATCGATGAATGGAACGCTCAACGTCCGGGACGTGGTGTCGGCGGAGGAAGGCCACGCAAAAACAAAGCATAGATACGCGAAAACCCAGCCACATGAGCTGGGTTTTTCGACACTAATCCACTGACATTATGCGGTCACAGTCAGCTCTTTGTCAAGTCCGCCACTGATGACGAGCCGGTAGACGCTGCTGTATGAAATGCCTTGGGGCGTGACATCAAGCTTGCCTCGGGATTTCCACACGGTGAGCGTATGCCTTTTGACGGTGATTCCCGCGTCCGTGAACACCTTGGCTATCTCAGCCGCAGACCCGCGCCCGGAATCATCCCAACACAACGTCTTGAGCCTACGCAGTTTAACCGTCTGCGCTCGCTGTTCCCTCCCGCAGACCGGGCATGTCACCCACTGGTCTGCTGCCCCAGCGGTGAGCATGGTCTCGCATAGTTCGCAGGTTCCTATCTCGCGGCGTTGCTCCGGCGGGTCCAGCGCAGCATCGACTTTGCGGGCGATGCCGTCAACGACGTGCATGTAGAAGCCCGCGTCGGCGAACGTGGCGAGTTTGGGGTGGCCTGCGCATGCGATGAGCGTGGCCTTCAGATCCTCGTTGCGTTTGTCTTTGCGCCAGTCCAAGGCGTCGATGCCGTCGAGGCAACGCCATAGTTCACGGGCCGTGGCGTCGAGCATGTCGATCAGGTCGAGCACGTCAAGCCTGATAGGAGTCGGGGGAGTGGCGGTCTGGATGCGCACGGGCGAATGCCCTCCCGGATGCAATGTCGCGTCGAGGCTGTCATGCAACGGCGTGACATCACGCGCCAAGCGCAATAATGTGCCTGCGAAGCGCATCTCGCACGTCTCGCACAGCGAACACCCCTCTTCGGTCATCGTCCTGCAGTTCTGGCAGTTCACGTTGGCCCCTTCCGGCTGGTCGGCTAGAATAATGTTTGCTTCTCATCGCCCTGGCCGACCATGGTTGGGGCTTTCTCGTATTTGAGCCGGCTGTATGGCATGTTCCATATGCGTTTGAATTCGGCTATCTCCTGCTTCGACAGTTTCGGCCCGCCCCATGGCTTGCCTGGCGGGCGTTCCCGTTTCGGCGGTTTGAACGGTTTGACGCTTATCCGGGCGAGATGACACATGTGCATGGCCAGATACTGGCCGTCCGGTCTGATGCCTGCATCTCCGCAGGTGCTACGGAGCAGCGGGTGGCCGACGGAGGGAAGCCACGTGACGCGGGTCAACGGCCGGCCGAGGATTATCGCCACGGTCAGGTCGTCACCCGCCACACACCCGTAATCCCACGACTCCCACACGGTTTCCCGATCCTCGATGACGTACAGGCCGCACCCCTCGCAGACGGTGACAACGAGGGGACTCGTTTTCGGGATGAACGCGCGAAGCCATGCTGGTTTGCGTTCACGGGCGCGTGGCCTGCTCACTCCTCCATTGCCTTTCTTCTTGCCGCGTCGAACGCGATTCTGATGATGTTCTCCAACCACGCGCCGGGGAGCGTGATGAACTTTCGGGTTTCGGCCATGGCGGCGGCAATCTCCTCTTCGGTGATTCCGCGTGACGCTCCGGCCTTGTATCCTCGTCCCCACGCCCACTGCAGGCCACTGTCGATGTACGACGGGTCACGCTGCTTCTGCGCCTCGATTTCACTGCTGATGATGCTCATTCGTTTCCTCCGTTTCGTTGTTGATTGCCGTTTCGATTCGTATGCACAGGTCGAGCGCTTCCCGCCAGCCGGCCTGGTAGCCGAGCACATACGCCTCTGCCGGCGACTCGCTGCCCAATCCCGCTGAGGCCAGTGCGCTGAGCGCCCGTTGAATCACGTCAATCGGTCCGGCCATGGGTCAGTCCTCCCATTTGATGTCCTGGATTTCATGCAGCACCGCTTCGCAGGCGGTGATGAGTACGCTGAGCATACGGCGGCCGTGATGTCCTCTCCGGTCAAGGTTGAACAGGACGGGATGGCCTTGACTCCACTGGTCGATGCCGATGGAGACGATTGGGATGGTTTCGACCAGATTGGTGTCAGCATCCTCACAGCGGTATTGGATGGTGACGGATTCTTTCATGCTTCCTCGCTTTCAGTCGTGTAACAGTTCGCGTCGAGCCAGTCGGCGATGACGCGGAAGTCCCTGGCCCATTGGATGCGGTTTTCCCGCTCCCGCTCGTCCTTGGGAGCTGGTTTCGGCTCATTGAGGTTGAGTAGTCCGTATTCGGGTTTCTTCAGATAGTAGCAGCGGGCGTGTCCGCGTCCCTTGCCGGCTTGCTTGTAGTTGATGAGCTGGAGTATGTGCAGCATCTCCAACGCCTTGGCAGGGTCGAAATTCGGGGTCTCGGGGTCAGCGTCGAACCGCTTCCGAAGCTCGGGCATGGTTCCTTCTCCGTTGCCGAGCTCCCATGCGGTAGCTTCGATTTGCTCCCTGAATGTGAGTGCCATCTTCCGGTCTCCTTTCTGACGTTTTCTTGATTGGGAACAACTAGTGTCGTTGACGTGCTTTTTTTGCTGTTCCGGAGGGCCGAGTCGCAGTTGTTCCCGCACCCACCCACACACGTAGTGTGGGTGGGGAGTGCTGGGAACAGCTGGACATCGCTACTCCAGTTGTTCCGGGAACAACTCGGAACAACTGGGAACAACGGGAACAACTAGATTTCGAGATGGTTTTCCTTATCCAATTCGTTCGCCTCCTCCCTGCTCATCCGGTCCACGAAAGCGTCCGATTTCGGGTCGTTCATCTGCCGGTATGGTCTGACGCTGGCGTAGATGTTCCGGTTGTTTCGTCCGGAGCGGTTGCTGATCCACTCGCCCTCGAGCAGCCGGTTGATGGCGGTGAGCACGGTGATCTTCCGGGCGCTTGACCCGTCGTCCTTCAGCAGCATCTCCAACGCCTTGGCAGGGTCGAAATTCGGGGTCTCGGGGTCAGCGTCGAACCGCTTCCGAAGCTCGGGCATGGTTCC